TGCAGAATCATATTTTCAGTTACCAATTTGGTAATGGTAGCTAACATGATCAACCTATCGGCATCTGTAATTGCTTCCTTGTCAAATTGCTCTAAAATGCTGGTAGCGATCATTTTCATGGTCTGTTCCTGTCCTTGAGCAAACACTCCCCAGTCTATAGGATCGCCTTCTTCGTGAGCGAAAGCTATATCGCAGAGTTCTTCTAAGGTTATTTTAGCCATCCGATTTTCTCACTGTTGTCTTTCCTACGCTGCCATTCTTCCACTGAGCTAGGGTATCTCCAGGCCCACACTGCCACTAACAGCATCATGATTCCACTGTAGATCACTCCCTTGATAGGTACAAAGAAATACATGATGATTAGACTGCTCGACATCACAGCGATCATAGCATATTTGGCACGTTGTGGGAATATTCTCTTGTTTTCCCAGTTCAATAGGAATGGGCCAAAATGTTTGTGATTGTAAATCCAGTTTTCCATCTTCTTAGAACTACGTGCGAAACAGTAGGCAGCACCTACTAGGAAAATACTAAACGGAATGCCCGGAGTTACTACACCAATATAAGCCATGATGAGGCACAGCCAGCCTAGCGTAAAGAATATGATTTTTTTCATCTATCTGCAAGATCTATTAGACCCTGTCCATAAGTTCTGTTGTTTAACAGAGTTAAAACTTGTTTTCTGTTACCATCTTTGTTAAAACTGATATGTATCCAAGGTAACCCTGTACCTGTGGTTTTATATTCTAATAATAATTGATCGAATGCTACTAGATCCTTGATCACCTGGGCTATCTGGAAATAATCAGATTTTTTCACTCCTCGGAATTGTATGTCTGCGGCCTGTCCTTTAGGATGCTGGCTTGTAGGTGACCCGATGCCTCGAGGTCTCCAGGTGTTGGTAACGAATGCATTGCTATATCTATCATAGATAGGTTCGAGGCAGTTTATACAAAGAAGTTTGAGATTACAGACTATTTCTTCTCTTGACAGGTCTCCCGATGCAGGATTCAATGGATTGTCAAATGCGATAATAGGTTTGCGAGTCAATTTCTTTACGGTAAATCTAGGACTGAGCACGATAGCTTCTATAGTATTGAGATCTCCGCCGGCTGCGGTCACTGTCGCCTCTACGCCCCCACAGTCTGCGGTCGGTGTTCCAGTGAACTTGCTTGCTTCTACTGATCGATTTCCTGTCGGTGCTGGTTCTGGTACTGATTTTTCTCTGTCTGATCGTGGCACCGATTCAAATCTGGCCGCTCCTGTACCTGGTTCGGATACATCTTCTTCGTCAAATTCCACTACACCACGTATGCTAGGAATGTCTTGATCTATGTCATCGCCGACGAACACATCTCCGCTGCCTCCGACTCTTGGTATTCCGTCCGCATCTGCGTTATCGGTATAATTTACATTCACTCCGTGGGCGAACACCGTACCGCTACCGTTAGCTGTGGATGTTAGCACAGGAATTGGATATATCACTGTGCTGGTGTTGACTGATGCTAAAAGGTTGTTAGCAAATACTGTGCTATTTCCGTCGGTGTTGATAATCCTGCCTGCTAGTGCATTTAGGTCAGTCAATCTCTGTATAGGTTTAACCATTAGGCAAGAGTGATTCCTGTGGTTCCCTGTAGATATTGATTAGCGAATTCTTTGTCACTGGCAGCTATCACTGTCACTGTGGATTTGTTTAACTGTATATCTTTATCAGGGCTTACCGTGAACAGATAAGGAACCATTCCTACCCCTTTAGGTCCCATGCTCAGTACCAATGGTTTACTGAGTTTATAATGTGTGGCTGACTCTTCTGCCAGTTTGGCTACCAGCTCTTCTCCGCTGGTAAGTTTGATCGTAATCACTTCTCCTACTGATACACCTTTATCTATCAACATTTTCTAACCTCTTTTTTAATTCTGTAAATCCACCGACAAGTTCACCATCTAAGAATATCTGTGGTACGGTTCTAGCTGCAGGAACTGCTTCCAGTAGATCTTCTCTGGTATAACCATCACCTATTTTACGTTCTTCGAACTCGATGCCCTTCAGTGTCAATAGGCTTTTGGCCTGATCACAGAAAGGACAATTGTATTTGCTCCATACTACTGCTTTCATTTCGTTCCTTTCTTAATTTGAAAATATTACAGCCCCGCTTTTATCTATGACTCGTACCATGAGCACTCCTTGATTTTTCCGTTGTAGAGCTGCACTAACAGCGCTCTGTTCGCTGCCATAGTGTCCTATCGTAGTCCAAGATTCATAGGGTGACTGTCTTTTAAACTGTGCTTTGTACATGATAATATTATATAGCCGGTAGTTCGTCATAGTCAAGATTATCGCTCATGACTCCTATGACATAGTTGGTACTTTCGTTTTCCTGTAGCGCTGTTTGTTTTTTGCTGGTATCGCTGTGTTTGTTGAACCAGGGAATTGGACTGGTCCTGGGTGCTGTATAGGGATATTTTAATCCTATGTCTTTTAGGGCAGTGGCCGCTGTATAATCTACGAAATCTCTCAGGATGTTAGCGTTTAATCCGATCACAGGTCCTTTTTTGAACAGATAATCCGCCCACTCTTTTTCTTCCCGTATGACATCTAGATACATAGACATAACATCGTCGCTACACTCTTCTTTGATCCGGGCGAATCGTTCATCTTCTTTGACTACCTGATTGATCATCCAGGCGGTCCATCCTTTGTGCAACAATTCATCTTGCAGGATGAGAGCGATGATGTTGCCGTTGCCAATGAATATCTTGTTCTCTACCATAGCAAGACTTGTAGCGAATGACACCATAAAGCGGAATGCTTCTAAGGCATAGCTGGCGTTCAATGCCAACCAGATGGCTCGTATGTGTTCTTTCTCAGGAAACTTTTCCTGCAGTTCTTTCCTGCAGTTGATCATATGCAATCTATCGTAGTATAGTCCCACACTGGAGGCCATGTCTACGATTTCTTTAGTGTCGTGGATAGTGTTAAACACTTCCTTGGGCACGTTGTAGATGTTGCGGATGATGTGACTGTATGAACGACTATGTATGTTGGTCTCGAAGAATGTCCAATTATAGACTAGTGCTTCGAGTTCTGGAAGGCTCACGACCGGAGTAAAGATTTGGCTAGGACCTCGCCCCTGAAGGCTATCTAAGGCTGTCTGTCGTAGCAGATTACTGGTAAAAATATGTCGAACTGCTTCACTGGCATCTTTGAAATCCTGTGCATCCTTGGTCAGCGAAATCTCTTCTGGCACCCAAAAGAATCCACGTGCGGTTTTTTCGTAGTCTGCCAGTTTGTTATATTTGACTTCTTCGAATCTCTGTATGGTCACTGGACCTGCAGGATCTAGAAACATCTTTCTCGAAAGGTAATCTGTTTTGGTTTTTAGGTTATATTGGTCTTGGCTCATAGCTTGCAGGCCTCGCAGTCTTCTTCTTCGATGATTTCTCGTTCGTTGTGGAAACCATTGTAATGCACTTCAGGTGTCTTATCTTCGTGTTTGGCACCTGCCTTGTTGATAAGGCTGTAATAAAATGTTTTTAAACCCCATTGATGAGCCTGCATGAGATTTTTCGCGATCAAAGTAGTAGGAACTTTGCGATCAGGATAATGCGCAGGATTATAGAAGGTGTTAGTAGATATGCTTTGATCTACATAGGCTGCTAATACCGCTGCTGTTTTTAGATACCCGTCGCAGTCTTTCTGTTCCCACATCAGTTGATAACGATTCTTAAGTTTCTGATATTCTGGTACAACCTGTGTGAATGATCCGGCTTTTGATTCTTTGGTTGAGATCAAACTCATTGGCATTTCTATTCCATTAGTGCTATTAATAACAACACTACTAGACTCAACTGGAGCAATAGCCATAAGAGTAGCATTTCGTACACCATGTTCTTTCATCTCCTTGCGTAAAGGTTCCCAATCTAATTCTGGTTTGAAACTGGTCAGCTTGTTCGCTCCGTCTGCACGTCTCTCCCAGGGAAAAATTCCCCGCCCATAGAAAGTTTTATCGCTGTCTTTGCAGGGACCTCTTTCCTTGGCTAGTTCAACTGTGGCTTCTGTGAGATAATAGGCCTGATGTTCCATCCAACTCTTGACTTCGGCTAATGCTTCCTTGTCGCCGTATTTCAATGATTTCTTAGCGTGCCAATAGGCTAGATTGGTCACACCTATTCCTAAAGGCTGTATTTCATCGTTGCTCAATTTTGACTGGATTGACAAGAAATCTTGATAGTCTAAGATATTACATAGGCTTCGTTGTAAGATGCGACAGGCTCTGCGCATGTCTTCTGGGTTACGGAACGCACCCCAGTTTATGGATCCCAGTGTACATAACGCTATGCGTCCCTCCTCGTCGTCTAATCTCTTAAATGGACGGGTTGGCAATAAGATCTCACAGCACAGGTTACTTTGATAGATGGTATGATACTCAGGATCAAAAGGACCTTGATTCATAACATTGTCAATAAACACCAAATAGATGCGACCTGTGTCTGTACGCTCCTTGAGTATGCCAGACTTGAATACTTCCTCAGCCGACATCGTTTTCTTTCTTAGGCCCTTTTGTCGTTCATACTTCACATATAGTTCTTCAAATCGAGCGGTGTCTTTGTAAAAGGCTTCGTACAAATCGGGGACCTCATTAGGATCAAAGAATGTTATGTCTTGTTTGTTTTTGAATCTTCTCCAGAAAAAACTGGAAAGCACAACCCCATAATCCATATGACGGACTCTGGTTTCTTCGGTTCCTTGATTGTTTTTAAGAACGATAAGATCGTCAAACTGATGATGCCAAATAGGATAGAATACAGTGGCACTAGCATTGCGGATACCTCCTTGTGAGCACGAACGTAAGTCACCGAACCATTTCTTAAGGAACGGAATCATTCCCGTGTGCATGATTTCTCCGCCTCTTATAGGTGCGCCTAACGGGCGTAGACGACCAATCTCTAGGCCAATGCCAGCACGTTTGCTGGCATATTTGGCCATCATTTCACCACTAGCAAATATACTATCCAAATCGTCGTCGGAGCGAATAAGAACACAGGATGAAAATTGCTTTGTTGGAGTACCCAGGCCTGCAAGCACAGGAGTGGCAAGAGTAAACAAGCCATCGCTAGCCGCATTGTAGTACTCTCTGATATAACGCATACGGGCTGTGTTAGGTTCTTCTTTATGGAACACAGTCGCGGCAGCAACCATATAACGAACTTGTGGTGTTTCATAGATCTCCTTGGTAGCGCGATTTTTTACTAGATATTTTTCGATCAGCTGTTCGATGGCAGCATAACTGTATTCTTCGTCTTTGCTGTGATCGATCACCTCATTCATGCGATCCCAATCTTCTTCGCTGTACCAATCTAATAATTCTGGAGTATACAGACCAGTGCTGACATTCTTTTTCACGATATCGAAGAGATGTGGTGGATCATATTGACCGTAGACATCTTTCCTCAACATACTCAATCTCTGTTTGCCTGCCACGAACTGGTAGTTGGTATGGCCCACATCGGGGTTATTTTCAACATCGATCAGATCCACTATGGCTCTTAGGGTGATGCCATCAATCTCTTCTGTGGTGATGCCATCATAGAAATGCAACTGAGCTTTGATTTCGATCATTGATTGACTGACGTCTGCGATGCCTTTACAAACTTTTGCTACCTGTGCCTGCCATTTTTCAATGGTCAGCGGCTCTCTATCTCCATTTCTCTTAATAACTGTGATCGTCATGTGTGCTCTCTTTTTATTCTGGAATGATATTTATTTTTTATTACGGGCGGAGTAGATCTTACTGGACTCGATGCCATTTAGTTCAGCTGCGTCTACTACTTCTTTGTATCTATAATTTAAGACGTGTTTATGGTCTACCAATAAAAAATAGCAGGTCGAATTATCTGGTAGCATAGACGTATGTATCTCACATTCGCAGTCCATAAACCGCTGAGTTAATTTAAGAGTATACAGCATACCTAACGCGATAGCAAGATCATCGAGGCGATCATCTAGGACCAGATGCCAAGGATCTGGCCATTCTGTAGGATTTTTTTTATCAAGATAGGAACTGACGAATGGTGCACGGCTCCAAAAATCTGCTAGATCTTCCAGCGGATTTTGGCTAGTTTCTAGAGCATCTCGAAAGCGTTTCCATTCTGTTAGTCTATCTACGCCGTAGACATCAAACACCGTAGGTTACATCGAACGATATAGTTCCTACAGCACCGTTGGCCAAAGGATTCTTATACGACAACACCAATGATTCTATGCCGCTGTCGCCGGCATTACCTCGTAGACTGGCTGTAAATTCAAAATTAGTCATCGTTAATCCTCCTTCTGACGAAACAAATGATGGTGAATATTGGAAATTATCAGTGACCGCTACTGATGAGATGTTGTCCTCACCTGCGAGATCATCACCAACTGATAACCAAAGTTGTCCTTGTCTGGTATAGGTTCCCAGACGAAGGGTGTAATTTATAGTGGTATACTTGTTAAATGCACTGAGCACCACCAGTGGTTTGAAACTGTCTGACAAGAATATGGGACTGCTGATCCTATCGAACCATTGAGACTTGTCGCTGTTATAGGCTTCGACATAGGATGCCACAGAAGACACTGTGCTGGGATTCAATGCTGCATTTTGTAGTCTATTGCTGGTACAGTCTAAGATTATGTTGCCTGTAGGCTCACCAAAAAATATCATTACGTCGGAAGGAGATGCTGCGGTGGCTGTGCCGTTGCCGACGTTTTTAAATTTTGATCTCTGTATGGTCGTATAAGTGCCGTTGGTAGATCTAAACGCCTGGCGGGCGATCTCTTCAAAAGAACAATCGCTGATGATCCAACTGTTGGTTTGACCTGAG